AAGTTTATCAATGGAAAATATGTTGGCAAGGATAGAGTTGAATATGAATCGCAAATCTATCCTGCTTCATACCTTATCCAACCACTCAGTGTAAGCACAACAACTGCTTATGTTGATAGTGTAAGACCATTATTCAACTCTAATAATGAATCTGCCAATAGAACATTCCAGAACAGTATTCTGGTTGTTTCACAAGATAGTAAAGTTGGTTCAATTGCAACTGCTACAGTTTCTGTTGGTGGATCAATCACAGCATTGAATATCACAAATCCTGGTGCTGGATATACAACTTCTTCTGCAAATGTAATTATTTCTGACCCTGATGTTGGCACAACAGCAACTGCAACAGCAAATATAACTAATGATATTGTGACATCATTTACTATTTCAGAAGCAGGAACAGGATACACATCAACAAGTTTGCCATTAGTCATTATTGAATCTCCTACTTTTGTTAGAGAAGAAATGGGAGTTTCTTCTTATGAAGGAGATTATGGTGAGATTGTTGGATTCAATACAACAAATTCAGGGACACAAAACAAACTTATCTTTGACCTCTTCATTCCAAAAGGTTCATTTATGAGAGATCCAACTTATATTGGAACAGGTATCACAATCAGTGGAATTTCTACTGGTGATTATTTGACAATATTTGATACTAACATCAATGTAAGTGTTGGTGGAACTCTTGAGACTCAGGATACCAGTGGCAATCTTGTTTCAATTGCTACAACGTACTCTGATGCTGTATATCAAGTTGAGAGTGTTACTACTGAGTTGGCTAATGTTACTGGTTATGGGATGACAGCAGTCAGAAGAATTGTAACTAATGTTGGTACAATTAGTGATGTAAGTTATGGATCCACAAGTACAGGTGAATTTAGCTGGGGCAAAATTGATATTCAAAACAGAACACTTGCAAATTCTTTCAATTCATACACTCAAAATGGTTATGCAGGAATCTCAACTGGAAGTCTTGTTACTAGGGATGTATCTTTAAAATATAACAATTATACTTGATAAATAAAAAAAAGTCAGAACAAAATGGCAGCGATAATTACTGACCAACTTAGAATATTGAATGCTAAGAATTTTGTCGCTGGTGTTCAGTCCAGCACAAATTCTTATTATGCATTCATTGGTCTTCCTAATGCATCTGATTATCAGGCAGACTGGGATACAAATCCACCATCTCCTAAAGATAATCTAGATCAATCTAATGATTATTGGGATACTATGATTGCATTGAAAAAGATCAATGCAAGTGATATTAGTCAAGTTGTCAGAAAAATCAACTGGCAGTCTGGCATCACATATGATATGTGGAGAAATGATATATCAAGAAGTAATGCTTCTCAACCATCTGGTTCTTTTGATATCTATTCTGCAAATTACTTTGTAATGAATAGTGATTATAGAGTATATGTTTGTCTCTATAATAATGCAACTCCTGAGAATAACTTTCAAGGTGGTCCATCTCTTGATGAACCAACTTTTACTGATTTAGAACCAAGATCTGCTGGTTCAAGTGGTGATGGATATATTTGGAAATATCTTTATACTATCAAACCAAGTCAAGCAATCAAGTTTGACTCAACAAACTATATTCCTGTCCCTAATGACTGGTATACTAGCACTGATAATGCTGCAGTCAGACAGAATGCTTCATCAAGTGGACAATTAAAGATTGTAACCATCAGAAATCGTGGTGCAGGACTTGGCACTTCTAGAACTTATACACAAGTTCCTATTACAGGTGATGGAGCAGATGCAGAAGCAACTGTTGTAGTTAATGCTGATGCTAAAATTGAGTCAGTAACAGTCTCAAAAGGTGGGTCTGGTTATACATTTGGTACAGTCAACCTTGCTGCTGGTGGTGTTCCCACTGGAACTACAACACCGACTTTCAATGTAATTATTCCACCCTCTGGTGGTCATGGTGCTGATGTTTATAAAGAACTTGGTGCGTATAATGTCCTAACTTATGCAAGATTTGAGAATGATACTGAAAATCCTGATTTTATCACAGGAAATCAGTTTGCAAGAGTGGGTCTAGTTGAGAATCCACAAGCATACAATTCATCTGCTGTCCTCAATACTGATAAGGCAAGTGCAGTATACGCTTTAAGACTTATTGGTGCTGGATATAGTTCAGCAACATTTACCGCTGATGTTGATATCACTCAAACTGTTGGTCTTGGTTCAACTGCTATTGGCAGAGTTGTTTCATATGATCAAACAACTGGAGTTTTGAAGTATTGGCAGGATAGAACCAATTGTGGTTTTAATTCTGATGGAACACAAAACACAAGTCCTACTTATGGATTTGAAGAACTGAGATTTACTGCTACTCCAGCTGTAAATGGAAGTTTAGACATTATTGGTGGCAGTGCAACTCTAGGAATTGACACTGGATTTACAGGTCTGACAACTGTAATAAATAATAGGACATATAACCTGGGTCAGGACTTTACTAAAGGTGTTGCTCAACCAGAATCTAAAAAGTATTCTGGAAACATTGTATATGTGGACAACAGACCATCAGTCACAAGGTCGTCATCCCAGAAAGAAGACGTAAAGATTATCTTGCAGTTCTAAAGAATTATGCCACAGGAAACAAACCTCAACGTTGCTCCTTATTTTGATGACTTTGATCCCGAGAGTAACTATAATAAAGTATTATTCAAACCTGCATATCCAATTCAGGCTAGAGAATTAAATAATCTTCAATCCATTCTTCAGAACCAGATTGAAGATATGGGAGACAACCTCTTTAAAGAGGGTTCTGTAATTATTCCAGGACAATTGACCTACGATGATAGGTTCTTTTGTGTTCAGATTCAAGCAGAATACCTAGGCATTCCTGTTTCTCTGTATCTTGACCAACTTATTGGTAAGAAAATTACAGGAAGAACATCAGGAGTAACTGCAACCGTAGTAACATATATCACAAATCAGCAATCTGTAAGAGGATTGTACACTCTTTACTTGAATTATGAGGAGTCAGGTGAAGATAATGCAACTGATGTCTTCCAGGATGATGAAGTTCTGGTAACTGAGACCACTATTTCATATGCAACAACATTTATTGCTGCTGGAGAAGGATTTGCTAACACAATCTCCACTAATGCATCAGCAATTGGGTCTGCATTTACTCTAAATCAAGGAGTTTATTACCTTAGGGGATATTTTGTCAATGTAGACAGCCAAATTCTAATTCTTGACCAATATAGCACAAATTCTAGTTATAGAATTGGTCTTACAGTCAATGAAGAGGTTGTTTCTTCAGATGTTGACCCAACTCTGAACGATAATGCTCAAGGATACAATAATTATACAGCACCAGGTGCTGATAGACTCAAAATCACAGCAACTTTGAGCAAAAAACTCTCTGATGACTATGTTGACCAGGGATTTATTCAACTTGCTGAGGTTTCTAATGGTATTTTGAGAGATATTCTCAATACCACAAAATATAATGTCCTTGGAGATGAATTAGCAAAGAGAACCTTTGACGAATCAGGTCATTATTATGTAAAAGAGTTTGTAACCACTGTTAGAGAGAGTTTAGATAACCAAGAAGGAAATAGAGGCATTTATTTGCCTGGTCAAATCACAGCACAGGGTCAAATTCCAACAGATGACCTGATGGTCTACAAAATGACCCCTGGTAAGGCATATGTGAGGGGATATGAGGTAGAAAAGATTTCATCTTCTCTTATTGATGTTCCAAAACCAAGATCTACTAGACTTGTTAAGAATCAAGGCATTAATTTTGGATTTGGACCAACTTTTGGTGTTAATAGAGTATATGGATCTCCAATTATTGGATTCAACACTACAAATACCCTTAGTTTGAGGAGTGAGAGAGTTGGATTAGCATCTGAAACTGCTCCTGGTAAAGAAATTGGTCAAGCAAGACTATATGATTTCTCCTTAGAGTCTGGTTCATACAATACTACAAATTCTGCTACTAATCAGTGGGATCTTTCTTTGTTTGATGTTGATACATATCAAGATCTTGATATCAATGTAGCAGCAACTCTATCTACACCTCTTCATATTGAAGGAGAGTCCAGTGGTGCTACTGGTTTCCTAAAGTATAATGTAACTTCAGGAACTGCTCTTACAGCGTATAGTGTTCAGGGTGAGTTCTTCCAGGGAGAAAGACTCAAGTTCAATGGTGTCCTGGATAATGCTAGATTCTTGATAGATGCTAAGAATTTCAAAATTGATGATATTAAGTCTGTATATGGTATTGTAGGAACAGCAAATACATTCACAGCAGATATCATTCAAAGTCCCACATTCTCGTTTGAGGTTGCTCAAATTACAGCAGAGAGTTTGGGAGTATCTACTATTACTAGTCCTGCTCTTGGAGGCAGATCATTTACTGGTATTGCTACTGTTAACAATCTTGTAAGGTATTCAAGACCAGGTTTGAATGATTTCTCTTTTGCAAGAATTACTGATGTTAAAACATCTTCACTAACTATTGCAAGTGTTACTAGTGTTGCTGGTATTTGTGATGGAACTCTTCCTAGTGCTGATTTTACATCTAGTGATCTTAAAATCATTAGCAGTACCCTCCAAAAATCAAATGGTTCTGGAAACTTTGCCAATAATGAATCACTTTACAGTACTCTTCCTAGAAAGAATGTTGAATCTGTAGACCTTAGTGATTCTGATATAGTCTTCAGACAGAAGTTTACTACTGTTATTGATTCTGCTGGTTCTTCTGCTGCTATTAATGTATCTGATCCAAATAATGAAGTATTCCTACCATTTGATGAGGAAAGATATTCACTGATAACATCTGATGGAAAAACAGAAGTTCTTACTGCTGATAAGTTCAACTTTGCTGCTGGATCTACAATTCTGACTATTGATGGTTTGAGTGGTGCTGATCCCAACTCAACATTGATTGCTACTATTCGTAAGCAGAATGTTACATCCAAAACCAAGTTAAAGAATGTTTCAAACAGCATAATTGTTGAGAAATCAACTCTTGCTGGGTCAGGTGTTGGTGGCACCACATTAAATGATGGTCTAGTCTATGGAGACTTCCCATTTGGAACAAGAGTTCAGGACCAAATCATTTCACTGAATATTCCTGATGTTGTATCAGTATATGGTGTATTTGAAGCAACTGATGTGAATGATCCTGAGTCACCATTTATGACTCTTGCATCAATGAATGGACCATCTGCTTCTACTAATGACTTAATCATTGGTGAAACTGTTACAGGTACAATTAGTGGTGCAAAAGCAATCTACCTGACTAGAAAGACTGATAATACTATTGGTTTTGTGTATAAGAATGAGAGTGTATTTGAGAACAATGAAACATTAGTATTCTCTGATTCAGGTGTTCAGGCACAGGCAAATCAAATCCAAGTTGGTTCAATCAATGTAACAGGTGACTACCTCTTCTATAATGGCCAAAGAGAAAGTTTCTATGACTATGGAAGAATTTTAAGAAGAGGTGGAAGAGCATTACCAACTAAAAAACTGATTATTTACTTCTCAAGTGCTTACTATGATGCAGCAGATACTGGTGATATCACAACTGTAAACTCATATAATGATCTGGACTATTCTACTGAAATTGCTTCAGTTGGTGGCGTAAGAGTAACTGATATTATTGATGCCAGACCAAGAGTAAGTCCCTATGTTGTGACAGATGGTGCAGATTCTCCACTAGAATTTGCAGGTAGAAAGTTTGATGGTGGTCAACATAGTTCAAGTAGAATCATCTCATCTGATGAATCAGTAACACTTGATTACAACTATTATCTTGCTAGAGCAGACAGAATCTATCTGAATAAAGATGGTGGAATTAATGTAAAATATGGTGCCCCTGATGACATTCCATCTCTACCAGATGAAGAGAGTGGAGCACTTAATCTTTGTAATGTCTTTATGCCTGCATACCTCTACAATGTAGAGGATGTAAGAGTTAAGACTGTTGAGCATAAGAGATATCAGATGAATGATATTTCTAGACTTGAGCAAAGGATTAAGAACCTTGAGTATTATACTTCTCTTAATCTTCTTGAGCAGACAACACTGAATACATTTGTTTCTGATATCAATGGTCTGAACAGATTTAAGTCTGGCATTTTTGTTGATAACTTTACAACAACTCAACCTCAAGACACTAGTATTGGTATTAAGAATAGTATTGATACTAAGAGAAAGGTTTTGAGACCTTCTCACTATTCAACAGCATTTAACCTGCAGTTAAATTCAACTTCCACCAATAATGATTCCAGATTTGAAGGACTGAGTGGAACAGGCATCAGAAGATCTGGTCAGATGGTCACTCTTGACTATGAAGAGGTTCCTTGGTTAACTCAACCATTCTCCACAAGAGTACAGAATGTAACTGGATTCCTTGTAACCTATTATCAAGGTTCTATTGCTCTTGAACCAACTGTTGATGTCTGGATTGATACTAACAGGCAGGAGATGCGCAATGTCACACTGGAGGGTTCCTTTGAGGGTGTTGCAGAAGCACTTGGTGCAGAAATCTCTGATAATGCTGATGGATCTAGAATTGGAGTTACTCCTGTTATCTGGGATTCCTGGGAAACCACAGGAGTCACATTAGATGCTACTTCATCAGGAAACAGAACTGAATCTCTTAATGCTGCAGCAAATCGTTTAGGTGGTAGAAATGTAATTGGTAATGTTCCTGGTTGGGCAAATGGCAATCTGAGTACAGTTCAGTCAACAACTATTGATGGTTCCATTTCACTGGAACAGAATAGAACTGGTGTTCAACAGACAATCAATGAAGTAATTAACACTGAATCACTGGGTGATAGGATTGTTAATAGAGAAATCCAACACTTCATGAGGTCTCGCAATCTCCAGTTTACAGGAACTAAATTAAAACCTTTCACACAATTATATACATTCTTTGATGGTGTTGATGTTACAAGATTTAGTGTTCCTAAACTGATTCAGATCAGTATGAGTACTGGAACATTTGTTGTTGGAGAAACAGTAACTGGTGTAATGCCTTCTTCTGAGAGTTCACAACTCAATTCAGCATCATCCAATGCTTCTATAACATTCAGAGTTGCAAATTCAAACCATAAGTATGGCCCATATAATGCTCCAACTGACACTTATAGTGCTAATCCATATTCAAGATCAAATGCAGTCTCAACTGGATATACACAGTCTTCATCACTGGTCAATGTAGATACATTCAGTCTACAATCTGAAGAATTCCCACAGTTTAGTGGTTATATTCAGCAAGGTATGATCCTAAGAGGTACAAATGGTGGAGAGGCTACTGTAACTAGTGTAAGACTGGTTACAGATAATGTAGGAACACTTATTGGTTCTTACTTTGTGCCAGATAGTGCTAATGTTTCTAATCCTCTGTTTGAGACAGGTAGAAATGTTTTTAGATTGTCTAGCAGTCCAATCAATAGCACTCTTAGAGGCACAACAACAACCTCTGCTGAAGAAATCTTCTACTCACAGGGAGATATTGACAATACTCAAGAGGTCACACTCTCACTGAGAAATGCTAGAGTTGACACCAATGCAGACTTTCAGGATAATAGGCAGTTAACAGATGACTTTGAATTTGATGTAGTTACTGACACTACCTTTAGACCAACACCTCCACCACCTCCACCACCAGCACCACCAAGAAGAGGTGACCCTCTTGCGCAAACCTTCAAGGTTGATGATGAGACTGGTGTATTTGTCACTAAGGTTGATGTATTCTTCAGAACTAAGGCAGAGAATCTTCCCATAACATGTCAACTTCGTGAAACTACACTTGGTGTACCTAATGACAAGATTCTTCCATATTCAGAAGTAGATCTCACACCTGATCAGGTTGTAGTATCAACTGATTCTACAGCAAAAACAACATTCACATTTGATGCACCTGTTTATCTGGCAGGAAACAGAGAGTATGCTCTTGTACTTCTTTCTAATACAACAGAGTATAATGTCTATATCTCTAGATTGGGTGAAGCAGATATCACAACTCTTGGAACAGAATCAGGTCAGGTCTTAGTAACCTCTCAACCTATTCTGGGTTCATTGTTCAAGTCACAGAATGCTTCTGTATGGACACCTAGTCAGTATGAGGATTTGAAATTTAACCTCT